AATTTAAAAAGAACATGTGGCAACTCTTAGCTAAACCCTTACTTGGCGTCGTCGCAGACGGCGTCAAGGGCTTTGTACAAACTAAGAAAGCAAAACAAGAATTAAAATTAACTGAAATAAAAGCAACACAGAAATTAAAAGAAGACCAGATTGCTGGCAAAGTAGCTTGGGAGCAAAGTGCCGTAGACCAAATGAAAGGGTCGTGGAAAGATGAGGTAAGTTTAATTGTCCTACTTCTTCCAGCCGTTTTAGTATTCACGCCTTTTCAAGAACATATACATAAAGGGTTTATTGCCTTACAAGATTTGCCGTCATACTACCACAATCTCTTATATATTGCGATTTCTGCGAGTTTTGGGATTAAGGCTGGTTCAAGTGCGATAGGCATGTTTAAAAAGAAATGAACTTAGAAAGATTATTAGAGTCCGTCAAAAAACACGAGGGCTACAGAAACAAAGTATACCTAGATACCCTAGGCAAGAGAACAGTGGGCGTAGGGCATTTATGTGTCGAAGACTTTTGGGAAGACGATAAAGAATACGAAGAATCTTTTCTCATGGAGATATTACAAAAAGATTTACAAGAAGCTATTCGTGGTGCAAAGGAATTGATGGAAGAACATGGTTGTGCTGACATTGATGAAAGAGCTGAGGAAATTTTAATAGAAATGGTGTTTCAGCTTGGTATGACAGGTGTATCAAAATTCCGTAATATGTGGAAATGTTTATCTGAACTCAATTATTTGGGGGCAAGTTTCGAAATGCTCGATAGTCGTTGGGCAAAACAGACACCTAACAGAGCCAAAGATATGGCAGAACAAATGAAAGCATGCGTCTAGAAAATTTTTTTACTTATTATAAAAATCAATTAATAGATAGACAAAAGGCGGTTGAAGAGTCTATACTAAGCGGACTCTGTAAGGACTGGGCAGATTATAAATATTTGACTGGTAAACTTGCAGCGCTAAATAATGAATTACGGGAACTCACGGACCTGCTAAAGAAACAGGAGCTAGAAGATGACTAAACCAAAACTAATCGTGCCACAACATGTGTGGGATGGTAAACAAGCAGAAAAAAAGAAAAAAGAATTAGAAAAAATTCCCGAACCAACTGGTTTTAGAATTGTTTTATTTCCATTAAAATTAGAAGGTAAGACAAAAGGTGGTGTTCTTCTCACCGATGAAACAATAGAAGAGTCACAGATAACAACAAATATATGTAAAGTTTTAAAAATAGGACCTAGTGCCTATAAAGATAAAGAAAGGTTTCCTGATGGTCCTTGGTGTAAAAAGGATGATTGGGTTTTAATTACTAGATATGCGGGTTCTAGAATTAAAATAGATGGGGGCGAATTAAGAATCATTAATGACGATGAAGTCCTGGCAGTCGTTGATGATCCGAGAGATATATTGCCAGCTAATATTTTATAAACATGGAGAATTCTATGCAAAGTGCAAATGAAAAAATGGTTCCACTAGATGTAACAGGCGATCCTGTAGAGGTGGAATTAAAAGACGAAAAAGAAAAAGACGAAGAGGAGGCTGTTGAAGTTCAAGAAGAAAAACCTGAAGAGCCCATAAAACAAGATCCTGAACCAGTAGAACCAGAACCAGAACCAGAAAAAGTTTCACGTGAAAAGGAGCCAGAGGTTCCAACAGATCCATATGAAACAGGTGATCTTGATAGTTACAGTAAGGGTGTAAAGAAAAGAATTAATAATCTCGTAGGAAGAATGCGAGAGATGGAGAGACTTTACGAAGCCTCGCAAAAAGAAAATGAAGAATTAAAAAGCAAATACAATAATGTTGGAAAAGGTTATGTGTCAGAGTTTGAGGGCAGAGTTACATCTGCTGTAGATGCAGCTAAATCTAAACTTAAAAAAGCAATTGAGGATAATGACACTGAGGCTCAAGTTACAGCTCAAGAACAGTTAGCTCAAGCAAAAGCTGATACGGTTAGATTAGCTAATTTAAAAGCGACTCAAAAAAGAGATGAAGATCTTGCAAAACAAATGCAAAATCAACAACCTCAACAAGCTCAAGACTATCAGCCTATGGACTACAAAGCTGAAGAGTGGGCCTCAAAGAATTCTTGGTTTAATACAGATAGAGCTATGAGAGCGGCAGCAATGGCGCATCACGAACAATTATTACAAGAAGGATTTGACCCAACGTCAGATGAGTATTATAGTGAAATAGATTCTTATATAAGAGATGAGTTTCCTCACAAGTTTAAAAAACCTGATGAGGAGAAGAAAACCGAAACGAAACAGCCCGTTCAGACTGTTGCGTCGGCCGTACGAAAAACTAAATCTGGACGCAGAGTCGTGAAGCTCACACCTTCACAAGTTGCAATAGCTAAAAGACTCAATGTGCCATTAGAAGAATACGCAAAACACGTGAAGGAAGGAGCGTAATATGACTACAAAAGGAGTAAAGACACTGTCACGCAAACAAGAAACCCGTGAAAAGGATGTTCGTCCTAGGGGCTGGGTTCCCCCATCAAATTTAGAAGCACCGGAACCACCAGAGGGTTTTCACCACAGGTGGGTACGATCTGAATATCGTGGTATGGCTGATGAAAAAAATATCATTGGTAGATTACGAAGTGGGTATGAGTTTGTAAAATCAGATGAGTATCCCGATAGAATGGATTTACCATCTATCGCTGACGGAAAGTACAAAGGTGTAATAGGAATAGGCGGTTTATTATTAATGCGCTGTCCGATTGAAGTGAAAGAAGATAGAGATGAATATTTCAGATCTCTCACTGATACGAAGACAAAAGCAATTGAGAATGATCTCCACAAAGAAGAACATCCAGCAATGCCAATCCATCAGGAAAGGCAGAGCAGAGTAACTTTCGGTGGCAAGAAGTCTTAATAAGTAAGATCAATGTCTCCGGAATAATTTAGGAGACTACTATGGCTAACATAGACCAAGCATTTGGTTTAAGACCAATAGCTAAAGTTGGTTCCGCTCCTGGCGGAACTACAGGTACTACTAAATACTCTATTGCAAGTGGCGCAACAGGAATATTTACTGGAGATCCAGTGAAACAAGCAAACGACGGAACAGTCGTTATAGCAACTGCAGGCGATGCGATCAGAGGAGTATTTATGGGATGTTTTTATACAGACCCAGGTACATCTAAACCTAGATTTAATAACACGTTCCCTAACGGAACAGTTGCATCTGATGCGATAGCATTTGTAGCCGATGATCCTCATCAGCTATTTATCTGTCAGCAAGATTCAGCCGTAACAAATCTAGTAGCTGCAAATTTAAACGAAAACTGTAATCTGGTTTTCGGAGCTGGAAGCACCACTACG